CTTGGTTTGCCCCATGTGACTAGTTTTGGTTCTTTGTAGAGACATTTAACTGTCACCTGCGACTGACATCCTAGCCATTCCTTGTAGGCGGGAAAGAACTTGATACCGCCTCGTAGGTCATCGAAAATGGCGTAGTCAACATCTGCAGCCTTCATGCATTCGGAACCACTAACCAGCCCGATGCAATATATATGGCTGCCTAAAGACCTAGCCCATACGGTCTTTCCGGTCTTGGTACCTCCGTATAGACAAAGAGACCGGCATCTACCTGTATACGTCAACAATCGCCCGCAGAAGATGTGAATAGCCAGCGCAGCGGATTAGCCAACACCCGGCTCACGCGAGCCGAGCGCAGCGATGGTGGTAGCGTGACGGGTGTGAGCGCTCACCTATGAGTGGTTCCTCAGATCCGATTCCAGATTGTAGTAACCAATCATCTCGTCCGTCAAACTGTCCAGTCCGGAAAGTATATCCTGCGGGATGTTCATAGACTGGATCGGCCACAGAGAATTTCCAGTCCGCGTATGCTCGGAGTTGAGTGAAAGCTGTTGCAGCACTCTTGGGATCCAACTCGTGACAAAGTTCCCAAAACTGTTCTCGATCCTCCGCACTCGTAATCTGAGCCCAGATATCGCGAGTCGACCCATCTCTACTTGTGCTGATGAGGTCCCGGCGGAGTAGTCCCCCGCAGATGACATCGCCATCCTTGATTGCATAGTCGTAACCCTTTTCTGGTGTCCCTCTAGAAGGGACAATATTTGGGTGCCGACCGTGAACATCGAAAACATCAGTCTTTCGACTGCGAAACTTCCGTCCGAATGAGACGAACACGTGGAGATGAACTCCTCCATCAGAGTGCAGCTCTCGAGCAACGATGCATTCCCCTCCCAAGCGTGAAATGCAGCCCATAACTTCAAACCCGTCGAGGTCACCGCACTGTGCGTAAGTGAGGAGGACATATTTGGCGTTAATATGCATGTGTTCCGAAAGTCCTGGGCAAACTAATGTTATAGCCCAGGACACAGGGCACAGCCCGACTATTTATATGTGTCCTATCCCCTCCTCGCTCAACTCATCTCCGCGGAAATGACTCATTGCAATCCTCAAGGTCGTTTGTGTTATCGTTGCCTAATAAGCCCGCATGATGGCCCGCTCCCGTGCTACCAACCGAAGGAGGACACGTCCACGTGGTGGTCGAAAGTCGTCCCGATTCGCCCGGCGCTCGTTCGCCAAGAAGCGTTCACCGAGAAGGACAAGGGGTCGCACAATGACCGTGTCAAGAGTGCGCAACATAACCTCGGTAAAGAAGGTTGATCACATGCTGTTGCAGGGTTTCGACTTTGGTACTATGGTTAGGCAGCCGTATGCTGAATTTGCGAATACGTATAATGCCAGCCTGTACAGTCCGACTACTAGGTTGAGATCCGATCGAGGATCGAATAGTATGGCCGTGAGGACATCGAAGGAGGTCTGGTGGAAAGGGTTCAAAGATACGTTTGTTATTCAGAGCGCTACGTCAGACCCGTGGCATTGGAGGCGAATTGTGTTCGCCGTCAATAATGGTCCTAACTCTACGGGGATTCCGGCCGGCAACTATCTTCCGTATATTGCCCCAGATATTCCGGATGTTCCCGCTTCAACGATAACGCCTGATCCGACCAATACGGCCAATCTCGCGGGTGTCGCGAGAACTGCTCGGAAGATGTATCCACTGACGGTCGATCAAATCCAAGGGTTTACCGGGGGTTTGTTCAAGGGCACGAGGGGTTTCGATTTCGATACAGGGTATGGGCAGCTTCTCACTGCAGCTGTCGACAAGGAGAATATACGGATTCTCTCTGATAAGACTAGGTCTATCACAAGTGGAAATGATTCCGGAGTTATGCGGAAGTTCAAAATGTACACGCCTTTGAACCAGAAGATGGTGTACGCAGACCAGGAGTCTGGTACTATGTTGTCGAACAGTTCTTATGCTGCACCTAATAGTCCCCTTGGGGATGTTTACGTATTCGATTTGTTCGTGCAATTACAGGGTGCACCCGGTAGTCTCACAGTCAGTGGTCAGGGTACTGCGTATTGGCATGAGTCATAGTTTTATGTATATAGCTTGCGATCAATTTCAATGAAGTCAACGTTTCCGTCCATCCAGTCGCATTCAGCCCCGTTCATTTCCTCTCGGGGGTCTGTGTTGGCCAACCATATGCTTGGTTTGCCCCATGTGACTAGTTTTGGTTCTTTGTAGAGACATTTAACTGTCACCTGCGACTGACATCCTAGCCATTCCTTGTAGGCGGGAAAGAACTTGATACCGCCTCGTAGGTCAT